CTTTAATTCTGTCACCAATATCAAAACTACCTGCATCGGCTGCATCAACAAATTTAACAAGCTGATCTTTTCTATCTAAGTTTTTAATTAATGAATCTTGTGCAATCGCAAACACATCAAAATTATAATCAGCACCAGGATTGATATTATTAAACCCTTGAATACGACCAATTGTTAAATCTTGAATATCAAACGCTTGGTTAAGTGGTGTTGATAAATTGACTGGTGAAGCAGTACCTGACATAGGAGCAGTTGCTTCATAATCAGCAGCATTAAGAACTGTTGTTAAGTGTGGTGTTATTACGTCGGTAATAACAGATGCAATTGATGTATCAGTTAATCCTGAAACAATTACATCGTCTGAATTATTTGTGTCAGGATATAAAAGACCAGGAGACGATGCATTAACAGCAGATAGACTATTACCAGGTTGTACTAAGTCAATTACTAGTTCATTAGAACCTCTATTCGTTGACACAATACTATTTGGTGTAAGTCCTGTTGACCCATCTGGAGTTTTAACACCAATGGCAGAAATATTTTGTCCTACAACAGTTACTGACCTACCGTTATTATCAGTTAAAGTTTCACCGATAATAAATTCTTGATTAAATCCATCTTCACTATTATTTAAAATAATTGCTTGGTCAGAAACAATTAATCGAGTGTTATCTATTGTATAACCATAACCGCCGTCTTCTAACTCATAAGTAATCTCACCTGAAATTTCATCAGTAACATCGGTGACAATTGCTTTACCTGCATACCCATCTTTTTGTAATACATCAAAGATTTCACCAACTTGTCTTCCTGCTGCGTTTCTTAAGGCACCTTTACCTTTTCTTTCAACAACTCTAAATTTTGAAAGTGATCCATTTGTTTTACCAAAAGAAACAACCTCTCCGTTAATATTACAAAGAATGTCTTCGTACTTTTTAAATGAACCTTGAATTCCATCAAGATACATCACAGGAGTTTTAACACCATTTAATATAAAGAAGTTAATTGACCTAACTGAAGCCTTTGCTTTTGTAATACTTCCTTCTATGTTACGAGCTAACAAATCAAAGTAACTATATTCTTTGTCACTTTTTGATAAGAAGAAATTATTATTTGGAAACATTTGTAAGTATACACCTTGCTTCCAATCTGAATCTGAAACCTTCATCATTTTAGATGCAGGGTATATAATTTCAATATCAAACTCTTGATAGAAAATAGCAAAGAATAATTCTATACCACGAGCAGTACCTTTTGACCTATATAAGTCAAGGATATTTTTAATAATGAATTTAATAATATCAGTCTTGAGTGGAAGGTCAGCAAGAAACTTTTTCTTAAAGAATATAATCATATTCTCTAATGTAGTATCTACATCTCTTGTTTCAAATAATCTTCTTGACTGATAGATATGTTGGTCTTCTTGAGTTTCAGACCATTTATAATAATCTTCTACTAATTGAACAAGCTCAGGCCCATCTTCCCTATAAATCGCAGGGAATTGCGTTTTTATGAAAAGCGATATATTTTTTTCGATTTCACCCTGAGGCATTATTCTTCTCTCTTATTAATAACTTGAGCCGCTTCCACCACTCGAAGTGTTGGTTGTCGTATTAGGAGGATTCGTTGCTGATTGAGTTGCGACAGGAGTTTGGAATTCTTCCAAGTCCATTACAACTTTAACATCTGTATCTCTTAATATGAATACACGACCTTGTGGTGCTTTAACATCGTTGTCTACTGTTTTTGCCATTACTTTAATTGCTGACCCTGTATATGATTCCACTTTAAAGTTTGTTAATTTAACTTCACCCTTTTCGTAATCAACTGTACCTGCGGTTGGATTTAAAATTTGTGGGTTAGTAACTTCATCAGTAATAATCATAATATTACCATTACCATCATCTTGGAAGAATACACAAGTACCGTCAATGTCGAACGGAGAAGACTTAATCGCAGGCTTATAACTTGTAAATCCATTTGCTGCCTTATAAGGATATGGCTTAACGAGTTTGGTTTCAAATCTAAATGTTGGGTTTGTGGCAAAATTAACTGGTGGAGAATAATCAATAATTGGAGCAATTGAAATTTCACTACTTAAAATACCAGTATCCAAATTATCAATTGCACTTGATAGTTTTGACGATCTTAATGTCTTATCAAATCCTTCAAGATTATCATCAGAATATTTTTGTATTTCAGCTCGTACCAATGTTTCAAGTTGGTCTGCATTCTTTTCTGTATTCTTTCTGCTGTAATTTACAATCACCGTCATATCAGCATATACGAATTCTGTTTGTTTAAAGATAGGCTCAATACCTAATGGAGCACGTTCTCTTAAGTAAGCAATATATGAATTAGATAATGTTGAAGAAATGATTTGTGTATCGTCATTTAAATAAACACTAATCGCAACTCTTCCGTATTGAGGTGGGTCAAGCTGTTCACCACCATAAGCAGAGACCGCAGAAATTTCAGGGAATGCCTGTTGTAATAATACTTCGTAATCTTTTGTTGTGACTGCTCTTTCTTGAACTTGTAATGCTTTAGGAGCAAAGTAACGAATGCTTTCCATTGATTCTCTTTCAGCACCACCTGCTGCAGCAGAAATTGTTCTACAAGTAATTGTTCCACCTTCAACAAAACTTGCACTGAAGTCTGCAGTTGAGCCTGCTCCGTTAGGTTCTGCACCTGAACAAATTCTATATCTTACTCTTACATCCTCAAATTCTTCAGGTTGTAAACCAAACTGATTCTTACCAAAATAAATTGAATAACGATCATCAAGATAAGGTTCTAAATAAAATACTTTATCTGTAGGTCTTACTCCGTAAATAGTATTGGCTCTTGTAAATACATTTGCGTCATCAGTTGCTTCAGCATCAACAAACACAACAATGGAATCTGTATCCACTTCATTGTTTGTTAAATAAACTCTTAATACTCCATCAGCATCAACAATAAATCCTTCTCTTTGGAAACTCTGTAGCATTTCACCTTCATAAACATCAATGCTATCAGCAACAAATGTTCCAGGAGGATAAGTTGTTCCGTCGTTTGGATTTGTACCTACAACACGTCGAGCAGTATATACTTCATCTGTTACGAAAGAATAACTCTCACCTTGATATGTTACACCAAATTCTGAATACCTTGGAATTGTAATTGTTGAGTCAGTAATGTCAGGAGCAACGATTTGTACTTGAATTGTTGCCTTTGCTGATTTACGAGATCTTGGAATATAATTTAATTCTTTAGCATGAGAAACGATTGAGTTCTTGAGGACGGCAGAGTCAAGAAACATTTCGTTAAGTGCCATATTTGTATAGAAGTTATTTTGATAACTATTAAAAGCAAGAACGTCCAAAAGGACACTCATATTAGAACCTTCAAAGTTATAATCTTTAAACTGAGTTTGTGTTTGTAAATAAGTTCTTAACTGATCCTTAACGGAATCAAAGTCAAGTTCTGTAATTGGGGTCTTCGGATTTGCCATCTCTATCTATTCCTTTGTAAAATAACATCCAACTGAATGGGTTGCTGATCATTACGAACATAAAAAGTTATCGTAACAAATACCTGACCGTTGTCAGGATCTGAACTTACACCAACATTAATTAATTGGGCTCTTGGTTCGTATGTCTGAATTGTAGATATTACTCTGTCTTCTATAAGCTTTAACGTACCAGGTGTCATATTCTCAAATAACATTGCTCGAATATTACCGCCAATCCTTGGCTGCATTAATCGTTCACCACGATCCGTTAAAATTAAATTTTTAATTGATTCTTTAACTGCGTCTTCGTCTTTTAATAAGGCAATGTCTTTTGACACCGGACTTATGCGTAAGTCTTTATGAAAATCAGCATTAAGACTGATTTTCTTTTGTTTTGGTGAAACTACATCTACTATTGCCATTAAATTATTTCTCTTATATCTAAATGAATCTTGTCGTCATATTCTTTAACGTATTTAAATCCATTCTTTAATGCTTGTTCTATAAACACCGAAGGATTTGGTATATCAGATTTTTTAACATCAACAACCAAACCACTTAAATGTGAATTATCTTCAGGACCGTCGGCTTTCTTATTATACGCTTTACTTACCCACCCTTCTGTAATAGTAAGCTTGCCTGTAACGCCTGCCGCTGATTTAGTTCTTACCAAATATACTTTCACATCAAGGTCAACCCTTGTCCATGCGTATATTCCATCACCTTCTTTTGCATCAAACGAATCACCTTCAACTCCAAACGTTGAATCTGAACCATTAAATACATTACCGCATCTCGGCAAATTTTTATATTCTTCCGCCGATATTGGTTTAACATTTTCGATAGGTTTACCATCGTTTGTTATTACATTCCCACCAGGTGAAGTCCATTTGCCTTCTAATCTATTTATTACCTCTTGCCTAGTTGTTGGAGAATACCTTATGGCTCCAGCTCGTACTGCTGTTGATTCGTTAACCCTAGAGATCGTTTTAAGACGATCTACAATGGTACTATATCTCCTTGTATAATCATCAAGGGGTTTATTTATGTCCCTTATAAGTGCTTCTATGTTACCAGCAAGTGCGCAAACACGTGCAACTAAGTATTGTATTTCTTCAATACCGGGTGAATTGAATAAACTTACTGCATAATCAATTAATCCTATTACCTTATCTTTAATTCCTTTCTTATTCTCTTCAGTAAAGAATGCGCACATTTGTTCTCTTGTTGTCATAATGCCTTTTACAACTTTACTATTTACAAATGTTTCTGCTCCCTCGGTAATTTTACTTGGGTCAAAATTATCAATAATATCTTGTACTTCTTGGAATACTTTATCTATGACATCTTTAATCTTATCTTTGATTTCTTTAATAAGAGCTCGAATAACACCTTCTTGAAATAAGTCTTTTATACCATCGTATGATCTTATTTTATTTACTAGTTCCATTGCATCAGCAATTAAACCTTCAACGGTTCCAATCAAATCAAAGAACGCATCAACTGAAGCAAAGAATTGGTCAAACTTATTACAAAATCCACCTAAGATAGAAGTATTAAAATCGTTCTTATAATAT